GACGTGGGGCTGATCGACGCGAGCGCCAACGAGCTGAACAGCTCGACCAACGTGGTGCCGTGCGCCATCTATGCGTTCGGCGCTCAGCAGCGTTCGAGGTACATCGGCGAAGCGCCCGATTTCGGTCTGTGCCGGATGGACTTCCTCGCGCCTGGGGACTCGATCACCATCGGAACCGACACATGGCGCGTCTTCCCTTTGCTGCAGCGCGGAACAGCCAACGATTTCGGCAACACCAGCGCGCTGGTCGGCTATGCATTCCGGGTGGTCGAGTAGAAATGGCGACCTTCCCCGGATTTCAGGTACCTCGGCCGGTCGAAGCGGTCGTTGCCGGCATCACCCCGAACATCTCCGCTCTGGGCTTGAACCAGGACATCACCCTGGGCTCGGCCAGCGCCTCGACCTGGGCCGGCGCCTACGCGGCGCATCAGCCGGTAGAGGTGATCCATTCGACGTACCAGGCTGTCCACCAAAGCGCTCTGGAAGAGAACTACTACAACCGCCTGTGGCTGATCCCTGGCCGATTGGATCTGGGGAACGTCGTGAGCGTGCAGGAACGTCCCGTCTCAGTTTGGAACGCCCACTTCACGCCCCGCACCCTGTCGCAGATCGATCGCGAGGACGCCGATGGCATCAGCCTGGCCGGCCAGCCGTCGCCGCCGTTGCCGTTCGCGGCGCTGCAGGAGCGCATCTGGACTGTGGCCGTGTCGACCGATGGACCGCCGGTAGTGGACGCGCGCATCGTCTGGCAACTGCAGGACGAACAGCCGTTGATCCTGGTCATTACCGGAAACCGGATCACCGCGTGGCCGTTTGCGCCGGACTGGGCTGATGGCGTGCAGGAGTCACTGGAGTGGTTGACCGAGCTGCTGACCAGCACGTCGGGAGTCGAGCAACGGCGATCGCTGCGTTTGTCACCCCGGCGTTCATTCGAAGCTGAGTTCTACGCGGAGGGGCGCGAGCGCGTGCTCCTCGATCTCAGCTTGGCCGGCTGGGGCGGGCGAATCTGGGCGCTGCCGGTGTGGCCGGACATCCAGTTGCTGGCAAGCGTCACCGCGGCCGGCGCGCAGACGGTCGAGTGCGATACGCGCTGGCGGGACTTCCGTGCCGGCGGCCTTGCGCTGCTGCGCGGTGAGTCAGCATTCGAGTACGAGGTCGTGGAGATCCAGGCTCTGGCGGCGTCGGCCATTCAGCTTGCGCGCCCGGTTCAGCGGCGCTGGCCGGCCGGCTCCCGCTTGTACCCCATTCGCACCGCACAGCTGACGGAGCAACCGGCGCTGACCCGGCTGACCGACACCCTCTACAGCGCACAAGCGCGGTTCCTGGTGATGGACAGCAGCGACTGGCCGGAGGTCATGCCCTCGACAACGTACCGGGGCTGGCCTGTGCTCGAGCAGCGGCCCGAGGAGTCCGAAGACTTGTCCGTGTCGTACCAGCGCCTGATTGATGTCCTGGACAACGAGACAGGGCTGCCGCAGTTCAGTGACCAGGCTGGAATAGGGTTCCCGGTGCATGGCTTCCGCTGGCAGACCGAGGGCCGCGAGGAGCACGCGGCGCTGCGCAGCCTGCTGTATGCCCTGCGCGGTAGGCAGAAAGCGATCTGGATTCCGACCCATGCCGCCGACCTGGTGCTGGTCGACACGGTGGCTGCGACCAGTTCCGTCCTCGATGTCGAGCTGGTTGGCCTGGCGAGGTTCTTCAGGGCTGATGCGCCCGGCCGGCGTGATATCCGCATCGAGCTGTACGGCGGGCAGGTCTTCCATCGGCGCATCCTCGACGTCAGCGAGCTGAACGTCGACGTCGAGCGCATGGCGATCGACAGCGCGCTCGGCACAGTTGTCCGGCCGAGCGACGTTGCGCGCATCTCGTTCATGACCCTCTGCCGGCAAGACAGCGACAGCGTGCAGATCACCCACGAAACCGACACCGACGGCATCAGCACAGCCAGCACGGTGTTCCGAGGAGTACGCGATGAGCTTCAGTGATCGCGAGCGGTCGCTCGCCGATGGCCAGGCGATCAGCTTGTACGACTTCCGCCTCGGCCCGATCCGTTGGACCTACACAACAGCGAATCGAGACATCGAGTTAAACAACATGACCTTTCGGGCGCGGCCTGTGAGCGACGATGGACGGCGCATGACCGGCCAGGTCAGCGCCGACATCATGACGGTTACTGGCCCGAGCGACTTGGAAGTCGCGCAGCTGTACCGGGGCGCTCGGCCATCGAAGGCTCCAACACTGACCGTCTGGGACATCCACTGGAACGAACCGCAGGGGCTTGTGGTGTGGATGGGCAGGATCGACGAGGTGAACTGGCCGGCCGACAGCCGGGTGCAGATCAAGTGCCGGCTGCTCGGAACAGAACCGCGTACATCGATCAGCCTCGCATGGGGACGTGAGTGCCCTTACACGGTGTTCGATCACAACTGCCGGGCAGACCGCGAGCAATACCGCGTGCCGTTCACCGTCGAGTTGCGTGATGGCAACAGCGTGACGGGGGCCGGCAACGCGATCGGCGGCTACCCCGATGCTTGGTTCCGCGGAGGCTACGTCGAGTGGGACAGCGGCCAGGGAGTGATCGAGCAGCGTGGTATCCAGCAGCACACCGGCAACCGCCTGGTCCTGGTGGGTGGCACCTCGCTGTTGGCTCCTGGTACTCGGGCTGTCGCGTTCCCTGGCTGTGACCAGCTCATTCAGACCTGCAACGATAAGTTCGACAACACGCCGAACTGCGGTGCAGTGCCGTTTCTTCCGGGCAAGTCGCCGTTCGACGGCGATCCCTGGTGGTAATCCCTGGTGGTAGGAGTCATCCATGTGGGTGCAAATCGCGATTCTGGTCGCATCGTATCTGATCAGCAGCGCTACTTCTGCGAAAGCGCCGAAGCCGAAACCGGAGGCGCTGACTTCCGAAGATCTTCCGCAGACCGAGGACGGCACCGGCCACTACGTGATCTTCGGCGATGTGTGGATCGAGGACTGGATCGTCCTCGGTACCGGTAACGAGCGGACGAAGGCAGTCAAATCGAAAGGGTCGAAGAAGTGACGGATCTGATCATCACAACAGCGCATCTGCGCAGTGTGCCAGGGCTGACCAGCCGACCGGGCTACTGCGTATCCGGCGCACGTGCCTGGTTCAACGCCCATGGCTTGGACTGGCACCGGTTCGTTGCGGAGGGAGTGCCGGCATCGGTGCTTGAGGCTACCGGAGACGAGTTGGCCGTGCGCCTGGTCAACCACGCACGTGCGGAGGCGGGATATGGGCGGCCGTAGCAAAGCGCAAACGATGGGCTACCGCTACTACATGGGTATTCTCATGGGGTTTGCGAGAGGTCCGCTGGACGAAATGGTCGAGATCAAGGCCGGTGACCGTACCGCTTGGAAGGGTTCGGTGATGAGTAACCAGACCATCCAGATCCAGGCCGGTGAGTTGTTCGGTGGGGACAAGGCGGAGGGTGGCATCGCCGGGCTGCTAGACGTCATGTTCGGCGCCCCGGAACAACCGGTGAATCCTCGCTTGGCGGCGATGGTAGGTGGCCTGGTGCCCGCGTTCCGCGGCGTCACCACTGCTTTCTTCGACGGGCAACTCTGCGCGATGAACAAGTATCCGAAGGCGTGGATGAGCCGGTGGCGGCGCGCGTTGAACGGATGGGACGGTGGAGTTTGGTATCCCGAGAAGGCCGTGATCAGCCTGGCCAGCGACCAGGTGAAGGCGATGAACCCCGCTCACATCTTGTTCGAGTGCCAGACCAACCGCGACTGGGGCCGTGGCAAGGATCGCGGCCTGCTGGACCAGGCGTCGTATCGCAAGGCCGCAGATACATTGTTCGCCGAGGGCTTTGGTCTGTGCCTCAAGTTTCGCGTGGCAGACGAGTTGGACAACTTCGAGCAGACCGTCCTCGATCACATTGGCGCCACTCAGTTCCTTTCTCGATCGACCGGACTCTGGACGCTGCGGCTGATCCGTGAAGACTACGACGTCGCGACGCTGCCCGTATTCGACGAAGACAGCGGGCTGCTCGGGATCGACGAAGACAGCATCACATCGCTCGACGGCACGGCGAATCAATTCGTCGTCGTGTGGCACGACCCGATCACCAACACCGACCGGCGTGCCCGTGCGAAGAATGCCGGCGCGATCCGCGCGGCCGGCGGCGTGATCACGACGACGAAGGAGTATCCGGGCCTACCGACCGGCGAGTTGGCCGGCAGGGTGGCGGCGCGCGACTGCAACGTGTCGACGTCGGCTATCCGCAAGCTCCAGGTGCGGCTGGATCGGCGCGCCTATGCGCTGAACCCTGGCGACGTGTTCTGCGTTCGCAGCCGGAAGCGCGGGATCGAGCGGATCGTCCTGCGCGCCGGAAAGATCGACTACGGCACACTCACGAAGGGCACCATCGCCATCACCGCGCTGGAAGACGTGTTCGGACTGCCGGCAGCCGGGACGTCCGCAGTCCAGCCGCCGAACTGGACCCCGCCCGACCGCACCCCGCGGGTCATTGCGACCCGCAGGCTCATCGAGGCGCCGTACCGCGACCTCGCGGCGGCGCTGAGCGACGCGGATCTGGCGCAGTTGCAGCCGGAGACAGGCATCCTCGCGGCGCTGGGCATGCGGCCGTCCGGCCTGCAGATGAACTACGCGCTGCTCAGCCGCGTGGGGTCTGCACCATTCGAAGAGCGGACCTCCGGCGACTTCTGCCCGGTCGCGGCGATCTCTGCCGGTATCGGCCGGGGCCTGGCCAGCATCAGCGTCACGCTGGTGCAGGGTATCGACCTCGACCAGGTCGAGGTGGGCTCGGCGGCGATGATCGATGACGAGATCTTCCGGGTCGACGCGATCAACGTTGCGGCCGGCACCGCGGTGCTCGCGCGGGGATGCGTCGATACGGTGCCAGCGCCGCATGAGGCCGGCGCGCTGATCTGGTTCTACGAGGATTGGGCGACCGAGGACACGCGTGAGTACGTGACCGGCGAGACAGTGAACGTGAAGCTGCTGAGCCGCACCAGCTCGGCGACGCTCGCAGAGAGCCTCGCGCCGGTCGACTCGCTGCGAATGAACCAGCGCCAGGCGCGGCCTTATGCGCCTGGCCGGGTGCTGGTGTGTGGTGTGGCGTATCCGACGAAGACCTACGGTGTGCTGACCGTGTCGTGGGCGCACCGCAACCGGCTGCTGCAGGCCGACCAATTGGTGGACTCTTCTGCCAGCAGCATTTCGCTGGAAGCTGGCACGACCTACACGCTGAGCATCTACAGCGGTAGCAGCTTGAAGAAGTCGTACACCGGCCTGACCGGCACGACCTGGACCTACCCGCTCGAGGACGACATGGCGCATGGGCTGCTGCCGGTGCTGCGCATCGTGCTGTTCAGCGTTCGCGACGGTCTGCAGAGCTGGCAGCAACACGACATCACAATCGAACGACACGGCCTTGGCTTCCGCCTCGGCGAGGAACTTGGAGGCGTAGCACCATGACTCTTTATATGGGACCGAATACCGGCCTGCTAATGAACGGGCTGCCCGGTGAAGGGCACTATGCCGAAGTAACGCGGATGTACCGGTGGGACGACTTTCTGCGGCAGCCTATCGCCAAGGGGCGCGTCGCCACATTACCGACCTCCGGCCTAGCAGAGGGCGACGTCTATATCGTCACCGGCTCGGGTGCCAGCCAGAACCGCCTTGCCAGATGGTGGGTGGTAGGCGCCACGGCTGGCACCTGGGAGTACCTCACTCCGAAGCTGGGCTGGCGGGTGCAGGTTGCGAACGAGACGACGCCGAGCGGCCAGGTCAAGACCTACGAGTATTCCGGCACGGCGTGGGTCGAGCTGGTGGGCGGGATGGCCGACGCGCCGAGCGACGGAAAGGCATATGCCCGCGAAATCGGCGCCTGGACTGAGCTGGGATCTGCCGCGAAATCGGCGCTCAACGTTCTGCCGTTCATGAACTTGATGCCGGACATGGGGCGTTTCGCGGGAACCGCAGCCAACCCGCTGGCTACGATGTTCACAACGTCGTGGACTCCAAGCTCGTTTCTCAACGGCTGGAACGGCGCTACCGTTGCAGATGGGGGCAAGTTCGCATTCGACAACAGCACAAATGGTGGGGCGGGGCCGGCGCTCAATGCGCGGGTGCAAGCACTGCTGGCTGCGATGGGCCGCACCTGGACATCCGTTTCAAGGTACGGGGTCGAGTTCTTCACGACAGTGCTGACAGCGGGGACACAGACAACTACAGGCTCGGCCGGCGCGGATGGGGTTACGCGGTATCTATGCTGCTCAAACGGCAGCAAAACAGTTTTCAACGCGGGCGCATGGGCGACTGTCGTCATGTGGCTGCGTGTCGAAAGCGGCTCGGCTCATATCTCCTCTGCGCCCTATACGACCCATCGCCTTTGGATCAATGGGGCTGTGGCCGCTCCGGGAGTTGTGTTGCCGGCGGGCCAGTGGGTGCATCTCAGGTTTTCGATGCAGTCGTATAACGGCTATGACAACGCGTGTCCGTATATCTACGCGGCCGCAGGGGCTCAGATCGCGCTCGCCTGTCCGGCGTGGTTCGGTGGCCTCGTCGATCCGGGCATCCATGTTGCACCCATCCTTAAAATCAACGGAGCAAGCGCATGAAGCGGGTTCTCTACAAAGGGGAGTTCTTCACTGAGTGGGACGGTCCGCTGGCGGCTATCGCTGAAACTGCCGGGGTGAGCCTCGACGACCTTACGTTCCACCCTGACGACGCGCTGGCAGAGGTCCAGGAGCTTCGCCGCCAGGCCTATCGCAACGAGTCTGATTCTCTACGGCTAGAAGCTGAGTATGACGCCATAGCCGCTGGCACCGAGCCGGACCTGTCGGCATGGGTCGCGGCCGTGCGGGCGATCAAGGAGCGCTATCCACTCCCATGA